GTCCGCTCAGATGCAGAAGTCATTCGCTCAATGGCGAAGGGTGAGATTCGTTCGCACTCGTTTGAGAAGCGTGACGTTGTAAAGACATCAGCAGGCGCACCAGTACCAACATCGTTCTACGACCAAGTAATCATGCTTGCTCGTCATGTTGGTCCAATGCTCCAGACTTCGACAGTCTTGAACACAGCATCAGGCGAAAACCTTCAGATTCCATCACTTGCTCAATATTCAACTGCTGCAATCGTTGGCGAAGGCACAGCAATCAGCGAGTCAGATCCAATCTTCAACTCGTTCATCACCTTGGGCGCATACAAGTATTCGTTCCTTGTTCAACTCTCACAAGAGTTGATTGAAGACAGCGGTGTTGACATCTTGTCATTCTTGGCAACACAGGTCGGCAACGAACTTGGCTTCCGTGTGAACGATGCTTTGACAACTGGCTCAGGCACAAACCAACCAAAAGGTATCGTCACAGCATCCGCTGTCGGCGTGACTGGCGGAACGGGTGTATCTGGTGCGTTCACAGCAGACAACTTGATCAGCTTGGTCTACTCGGTAGACACAGCCGGTCGTCGTCTTGCAGGTTCAGGCTTCCAGATGAACTCGTCTTCAATCGCGAAGATGCGCTCGTTGAAGGACACCGCAGGCAACTACGTCTTCTCACCAGCACTCAACGCTGATGCACAAGACTTGCTCCTCGGATACCCAGTATTCGAGAACCCAGCAATGGCGAGCACAGCAACAAGCGCGAAGTCGGTAATCTTCGGACACCTTCCTTCGTTCTTCGTTCGTCAAGTTGGCGGCATCAAACTGGATCGAAGCGATGACTTCGCATTCAGCTCAGGCCTTGTTACCTTCCGCGCAACAATGCGTGTCGATGGCAACTTGCCACAAACATCACATGTCAAACACTTCATCGGTAACGCTGCTTAATTAGAGCAACCGATAAACAGACATGACAGTCCGCAAGGACTGTGACTAGGATTAAGTCCACGGCCATTTCGTGCAGGGTTGGCCGTGGACTTTCCATTTCTGCACTATTCTTAGGAGGATCATGTGGCAAACCGTAATAATCAAAGGCACACCGGTGGAGATGCCAGGGTATTTAGCGGAGCGTTTGCTCCGAGCGGGCGTAGCGCACTCGTTGGAAGTGTCCGACCTACCAATCCCGACAGACTCAGAGTCCTCTGGTACAGCAATGCTCCATGGGCTTCCACAGGATACGGACAGCAAACCGCGCAAGTCATCCAAAGGCTCGCGAAAGAAGACCACCAAGTAGCAGTCCACGCGATGTACGGCCTATCAGGCGCGACATCAACTTGGAATGGTTTCAAAATCTATCCGCAAGGACTCGCAACATACAGCGACGATGTGGTTGTCGCGCACACAATGGAATGGGCGAATCAGGATCTGTCGACACCGACGTTGTTGATGACCTTGTTTGATGTATGGGTGTTGAAATCTGAATCATTGAAAACTTTGAAGAACATCGCATCGTGGGTTCCTATCGATCATCAGCCGACACCGCCAGATGTGTTGAGATGGTGTGAGCGTGACAATGTGCGTCCGATCGCGATGTCGAAGTTTGGTTCACGAATGTTGGAGACGGCAGGTGTCGAACACTTGTATGTTCCTCACGCAATCGAACCTGTGTTCCAGCCAACCGATTCTGTGATGCTTGCGAACGGTCGGAAGATGACTGGTCGAGAGTTCATGGGTTGGGAAGAGGACAGGTTCGTGGTGTCTATGGTTGCGACGAACAAAGGTAGTCAGCCTGCGCGTAAGGCTTGGGCCGAGAACATTCTTGCGTTCTCTATCTTCGCCAAGGATCATCCTGATGCTGTGTTGTATTTGTACACGGAGCCTGATGGTGCGATGTCTGGGATTAGTTTGCCGACATTGTTGGATGCGGTCGGTGTGTCGAAGGACAGATACAAGGTTGTTGATCAGTATGCGTATCGTCATTCGTTGCCTCAGAATGTGATGGCTGCGATGTACACGGCGTCCGATGTTCTTCTTGCCTGCTCGATGGGTGAAGGGTTCGGCATTCCTGTCATTGAGGCACAGGCTTGTGGGACGCGGGTGATTGTTTCTAACTTCACTGCGCAACCTGAACTGGTCGGTGACGGCTGGACGGTTGATGGTCAGCCGTGGTGGGATGCGGCGCAGGCTTCATGGTTCTTCACACCGAACGTGCCTGACATCGTTAATGCCTTGAAGATGGCCTATAACGCGCCTAGAAGCCGTTCTCAGGACGCAATCACCCATGCGCTAGGGTACGGAGCCGACAAGGTTTTTGAGCAGTTTTGGAAGCCTGCAATGAAGGAGCTGTCTGCATGGTGCCGGTCATAGTCATACCCGTACTCAACCGATATGACCTACTTGAACGATGTATCAGAACAATCGACTATGCGGTCGAGCATCTGATCATTATCGACAACGGTGGAATGATCGAGAAGGATTGTTTGTCGTTGCCGAAGAACTCAAACATTGAGAACCGATACATCTTGGATATGCCGAGCAATCTTGGTGTGGCGACATCTTGGAATCTTGGTATCAAGATGACACCGTTCGCACAAGGTTGGATTCTGCTCAACTCGGACGCATTCTTCGAGCGCGGCGAACTTCAAAAGTTCTACCGTGAATGCCACACAGACGAGATTCATTTAGCAGGTCAACCAGGTTGGTGCTGTGCGTGGATCGGCTCACAAGTAGTCAAAGATGTCGGCTTGTTCTGTGAAGCGTTCCATCCGGCGTACTTCGAAGACAACGACTATGAGCGTCGCGCATTACGGATGGGCAAACAGATAACCAGATCGCAGGCGATCGTCTATCACGACAACTCATCCACATTGCAATCCGACCCGACATTCATCGCCAAGAATCAGGCAACCTTCGAATCAAACCTTGAGTTGTTCAAGTTGCGCAATGTGCGTCTTGATGCTGGTGAGTGGGATTTGCAACGGCGTATTGATTTGAGTTGGGATTGATGGCTAAATATCACGACTACTTGCAAGACGGTTTCAAACTTGATGAGATGTACCAAGCCGAAGATGTTCAAGAGTTTGATGCGTGGTATCAGTCCGATGTGCGACCGATGGGATACCGCCTGCTATCAACCGTAATGGGTGCATATTCGTTCAATACCATTCTTGATATCGGTTGTGGTAAAGGTACACAGACGCATCTGATGGCGTTACGCAATCGCAAAGTTGTTGGTTACGACATCTCACCGACCGCGATACGCAAAGCAAAAGCGTCATACCCTGGCGTCGACTTCCGTGTCGGTGACGGTCTGACCGCAGCCAAGTCAGGTGAATACGATTGCGCGGTCATGTCACATACTTTGGTGATGCAAGAAAACTGGCAAGAAGTAATCCGAGAAGCATCAACAAGATGTGACTGGCTGATAGTTGTTGAATATATTCCTGCCGACACGACTTGGCACATACCTGACATCAGCACTTTGCAGACCGAGTTTGAGAAACATTGTTCTATTGACACAAAGATTGTGATGAACGACAACCGCATATTGCTTATCGGCGAGACACATCGATGAGGATCTTTGACTGCATCCTATTCAACCAAGAACACGACATGCTCGAATGCCGACTGTCAGAGATCGGCGATGTCGTAGACAAGATGATCATTGTCGAATCATCAACGACTTTCATGGGTCAACCCAAACCACACGGCATTGACCTTGACAGGTTCTACAAGTGGCGCGACAAAATCCACTACGAAACATTCGAACCAAACCCGCACCAGTTAGGTTGGGCGGCTGAACACGCACAACGCAACCATCTGTTTGTCGCATTGCAAGAGTTCGTACCAGAAGCCAACGACATCGTGACCGTTGCCGACTGTGACGAGATCTGGAACCCAGCCGACATCGACATACTGAAAGAAGGTTGGCGTGGCTACCTAATGAAACGCCTGGTGATGTCCGCGTATTGGCGTCTATCGGATGAACACACTATGGTCGCAGGTCCTTACGGTCAACGCGCTGGTGGTGCGCAACATCTACGATCCAACCGTGAACGGCTACCTAACTTGCGGTCAGGTTGGCATGTGTCTTGGATGGGTGGACCTGAATGGGCTGCAAACAAGATGCGTTCGTTTTCGCACCAAGAACTCATGGTTGATGACCCTGAAGGATTCATGGCTGAGAACTATCGGATCGGTCGCTCGATACGCGGCGAACAGTTGATTGAAGTACAGATGGATGATTCGTGGATTCCGTGGATCTATGAAGGGAAGGCACCGTTGTCGTGGTACCGTCGCCGGTAGCGATCATCTCACCGTTTGATCAGAAGTATTGGGATCGGTTCGGTGAAGGGTTCATTGCGTCCATTGAGGCGTTGACGGTCAAGCCTCAGGAAGTGATTCTTGTGACTCGTGCCAGAGTTGATGTGCCTGCCTGGTGGAAGGTTGTGCCATATTGGGATGATCGCATTTGGCCGTGTGTGAACGTGGGTGTGCGTGAAGCGTCAGCGGAATGGTGTACACATCTTCCAGTCGATGACACTATGGACCCGAACTTCTTTGATGGTCTTGTTCTGCAAGGTGACGCGGTGAATGTGCGTGGTCGGTGGGATGGCGGGTTGTGTTACGGCACACCTGAGCAATATAAGAATCTCCTCAATCAACAAAACAACGGTATGCCAGGTCTTGCGGTGATTCGTCGTAAGACTTGGTTGAAGATTCCGTACCGTTCCCACAAGTATGTTGATTGGATTCATTGGTGCGAGATGCGGTCACACAATGTTGAAGCGTCGTTTGATTCGCGTTGTGTGTGGACTTGGGTTCGACACGATGATGCACTGACTGCACAAAGAGACGAACAAGCCGAACAAGAAGTGTTCAATTTTCGTAGACTGTTGGAATCTGGTCGTGTGATACCTGGTGAGGATTGGCCGCCGAAGTTGGCTGAATGATTCTGAGCGATTTGAAAGACCGTCACAAAGGTGAAGAGATCTGGGTGTGTGGCTCTGGTCCGAGTATGGATTGGGTGACACCACAGTTCTTCAATGACAAGGTTGTTGTGTCGATCAACGATGTCGGATTCTGGTTCGGTATCGCCGACTTCTATTCGGCGTCAAATTATTCCAAAGCGAATCCGATTACAGCCAAACGAATTGACGAAAACCCTGACCGCATATTCGTCACTCCAGACATGGACTTAGAAGCATCAGACATGACCGCAACACATGTCGGTTCAGGTAATCACGTTACCTTCCGACCACACGCACCATTTTGGCGACCTGACATCGGATGGCCAACTGACCCAGATGTGTTGGTTGTTGGTGGCACTTCGGCACATATTGCGATGCACCTTGCCTGCTACATGGGTGCATCACAAATCAATTTGGTCGGCGTTGACAACGGGTCGATAGGTGGGATAAGTAACTTCGGCAAGTACGGCGACAGCAAAGCAATCAACCCTGAAGGCTGGAGTCAATGGTTCCCGATCGTCGTCAACAAGTTGCGCGAGTTGTATGGAGTAAGATTCTTCAGACTTCAGCCATCACTTGAGTTGTTGATTGTTGAGTAGGATAGGAATCTATGGCAATCACGAACGGCTACGCCACACGCAATCAGGTTAAGGCTGCTCTTCGTATCGGGACTGCCGACACTCAGGACGATGAACTTCTTGACAATTGTGTCGGAGCTGCCAGTCGACTGATTGATGGTTATGCGAACCGACAGTTCTGGGCTTACGGATCGGCGACGACGAGAGTGTTCACCGCAGCGGATTCATTCGTGTGCGAGATTGACGACATCGCTGGAACTGCGATCACATTGAAAACACAAACCAATGCGGACGGCAACTTTGATGTCACTTGGAGTCCAAGCGATTGGCAACTAGAACCAGTAAACGGAATCTTGGACGGGTTGACAGTTCCTTACACACGCATCCGCGCAGTCGGCGACTATCTGTTCCCAACCTTGAACGCAAACTTCGGACTTGAAGCATTGGTGCAACTCACCGCGGTCTACGGTTGGCCATCTGTACCTGAGCCGATCACACAAGCTGTGATCATCCAGGCGTCAAGAATTTTTAAGAGATACGACAGCCCACTGGGCGTAGCCGGATTCGGCGATCTCGGAGCCATACGAGTGACACGCGCACTCGACCCAGACGTCGCACAACTCGTCGAGCCATATCGCCGAATGCGAATGTTCGCATGACCGCAACAGTCACCGAACTCAAAACAGGACTCCAGACACGTCTTGCCACGATCGCAAACCTTCGCGCATTCGCACAGCAACCCGACCAGGTCAACCCGTCGCTCGGCGGTATCGCATGGCCGACACTTGAATCAATCACCTACCACGGAGCGATGCGGGCAGGTCTGGTCACACATGTCTTCACGGTCAGTGTGATTGTTGGTCGTGCAGCTGAGCGCACCGCACAAAACTTGATGGACACCTACCTGTCTTATGACAGCGGGATTCGTGCAGCGATCGAAGCCGACACATCACTCGGCGGGTATGCCCAGACACTGATCGTGGAAGAGGCATCAAACATCTCCACAGTCGATGCGAACGATACGACCTATCTCACAGTCGACTTTCGTGTCGTGGTGTACGCTTAGCGCATGGCAAAATATCAAGTAGTTCAGGGCTTCACCGTTCTGGATAAACAATATCCAGCCACTATTGATGGCAACGAAGTTGACCATCTAGACTCTCTACTGGCATCGGGTCGCATTGTTCTGGTGGCAGACAAATCAACTTCTATCGCCGACAAGGCAGGAGATAAATAATCATGGCAAAGTTAGTTCTCACAAACGCAAACGTCTCACTCAACGGTACAGATATCACTTCGAATGTTGCAGCAGTAACTCTGTCAACTTCGGCAGCCGAAGTCCCAACAACAAACTTCGGTTCAGGTGGTGCAGTAACTCGCGTCTCAGGTTTGATTGACAACTCGGTGACACTCTCGTTGCACAACGACTACAACGCCATTGACGGACTCATCATGCCATTGATCGGATCGACCGCTGTCACGATGGTTGTGAAACCAGCAGGCACAGCAGCAGCAGGAACCGCTTCACCTCACTACACCTTCTCTGTACTTTGCACAGAGTTCAGCCCAGTCAACGGTGCTGTCGGTGAATTGAACACAGCCGATGTCACTTGGCCAATCAGCGGAACGATCACAAAAGCAACCGCATAGTTCTTAACAAAACAATCAGGAGGTAAGAATGAAAATCAATCTAGAAGTAATTGCGCTCGACGGCGTAGTCAATAAAGTGACCGCGCAGTTCGCAGACTTCATCGCCTTCGAAGGCGAGAAGAATCGTTCGGTCGCAAACTTCCAAACAGAACTACGCCTCACCGACCTTGCCTGGTTGGCGTGGCATGCGACGAAGCGCACGAAGAAGACCGCGATGAAGTTTGAAGAATGGATTGAGACAGTCGAGAGTGTGGAGGTTGGAACCGATTCTGCGGTGATCAACCCTTTGGAGAATCCTCAGCCCACTGGCTGATCGCATACCTAGCGTGTGAGACTCACATCGCACCATCTTTACTTCTACAAGAATCACCTAGAATGCTGTACACGATGCTCGGCTATCTGCGCTGGAAGAGTGTCAAGATGAATCCAAACCAAAGGATCTAGTCATGGCCTTCTCAGCATTCCCGAATCTGCCAGGCGACACAGGTGGAACTCTCGGTCGTGCCGGCACCGCAGCAGTCGCAGGCAACA